CCCAAGTTTATATAATCAGCTTCGGTTTGCGTTACCAAATCCTTATTGGGTACTATGACTATCGTTCGACCATAGGGTTCACACTTGTAACTCAGTGCCGCAGTAATAAGTGTTTTACCAGCACCAGTAGCGATCTCTTGTAAACAGTGTGGCGTTTCCAAGAATTGATTAATAACTGAGACCTGATAATCACGCAAGACAATTGGTTCTCCTTCGGCTGGATGTTTTCGGGGCCAGGCTCGGTCAGAGAACAAAGCCTCAGTTACTAAGTCAAAATTGAAATTGTGTGATTCTCTCTCGTCCTCTATATCAATTGAATATCCTTCTTCTTCGAGTACGGGGAGGATTAACGGCAGACAATTTACAAATGTCATGCCACCCATGGTAAAATATCCTACGCAACCGTCCCAGCGTCCTAACTTGTATGCTGGTACATGAAATGCATAAGGCAAAAAGAATTTAAGTTTCTTTTCTAGTGTACGGCGAGTAGTTAAAGCAAGTCCCTCGAACTTACAATTAACTTCATCTTTGAGAATCAGTTTTGTTTTCATACGTTAATTATATGCTCGTTTTTAAGATTTGTCAATAGTTAGGTAAACTTGCTTTTGCTTGAAGATTATTAGCATGATTTTCCATTTGTTGCAGTTGCATTATAAGTTTGCTAATCTCTTCTTTAAGTTGTTTTATTTCTTTATCTTTTATTTGTAATTCAGGTAATCCTCGATAACCATATTCTGTGTATCCGACTTTCATGTCTTCAACAAGTGATGCGTGTATAAAACCTTCTGCCATTGTTCTCTCCCATTACATTATTACTTATAAAATAAGAGGACTAGTAAGAAATCTTACTAGCCCTCAGGTACCTAACTGATGTGAGTGAGAGTGTTGCAGACAGAGGAGTACATCAGTTAGTATTAGTAACCCAAGTGAGTTAGGTTACTAAATTAGTTAAAGCCTTTTCATACAAGTGGACTCTGCATAACTCTTCCACTTTTTAGCATTCATTTTCTTAAGGTCGGCAATTTTGAGTACCATTCTCAAACTCATTTCCCTAAGTTTATTTTTGTTAGTGTAGATGTAATCCATCAAGTCTTTGGTTTCATCTTCACCAAATTTGTAAGTGTCTAGCATACCTTCGCCGATTACTTGCTTACACCTTAGAAACTTATCTCGCATTGTATCCAATGTAAGATCCAAATAGTGACACCTAGACATAATCGCATCTAAGTGATCCTTCAACTTACCACGTGTTCTTTCGAACTTTACGTTAGTGATAAAGATGATCGAACCTTTAAAGTCGAACTGGTCCGGAACACCGTTGTTAGCAAGTGCCCTCGATTCTGACCTCCAGCTTAGTGTTCGTTTTGCTCCACTATCTAGTGCCGCTTTAAGCAAGTTCAAACTAAGTTCATCATACAGGACACTGTCACAGTCATCCAGTACTAGTACACTACCTGCCGCACTATAATCATATAGTAACTGGTAAAGTCCGATAGGTGTCGCCGCACCTTTCTCAACTCCAAACCTACGTAGGCTATCTTGGCTTAGTTTTTTCATAATGCCTGCATCTTTAAGCACCTGTTCAACTCCAAAACTTTTACCAACACCCGGAGGTCCAGTAACCACCATTCCTCTAACAACACCATCACAAGCCGCATATGTCATGTCTTCGAGGATTGAAAATCGCTCCCGTAACCTGTCGATGATTTCATCATCTGTTTCAAGCTGGGCGGCTTGACTTGAAACAACATTCTCTCCATCTTCGAGGTAGTCAAATTCACTGTTGTCAACTACTTTAACACGAATGGATCGGTCCGGGAAACCAGGTACTGCACTTCCATCGACGGTAATGAAGTTACCTGTTTTACCTTGTTTGTAATCTTTGATTAAAGGAAACACTACATCCTTTACGTTAATATTTCTATATGTACCATTAGCGATACGAACTTGTTTTTCTGTTGTCTGCATTGGTTTCTCACTCCTATTTTTAACAACTTATATATACATAATAACATCTTATACAGGTATGTCAACCTTTTTATTGTTCTATTTTGACATAATTCATTACAGTTTCTTTACAATTACTGAACTTGCTGACATCATGTGTCTTAACTTTTCCAGTAAGCATTACTTTTTTACTTTCTAATATTTGAGCAATATCTGGCTCTCTATTAAAGAAAAACTTTACAATGTTTCCATCATCATTAATGCAAGTTACCAAATGTATATTATACTTGGCAATAAACTTTACATCTTTAACGTCAACTTCAAACTTTAATCTTTCACCTACTTTGCCAACAAACTCGCTGGTCTTTCGATGAAATTCAAAAAAGTCATCTAACCCTTGACGTTTTCGAAGCACACGAAAACTGTTTGGTAGACTAGCAATTACTGCAACACCAAAATTATCTGTAGTTTCGTTACCTATTGAATTGAGTACACTTTGTTCAAAATCATTTAAGGTTCCCATAAGTTTTTTGGAAACCAACTCTTGTTTGAACTCATCTACAATTTTACCAGCCTCAGTTTTAGTCTCTTCACTAATAGGAATATCCTGTGCGTCAGGTAAATCTTGCACAAAATTAAGAATGCAAGTTTTATTATCATTTACACGTTTTTTAGATCCTTGGTCATAATAACCAAACCCACTTTTAATGAAGCCTTGAGCTTTATCTACTTCAATAGCAAGCTCTAGTACTTGACGTGAATTATATTTTGGTTTCTGTCTGGACATTTCACAACCTTTTTTTTAACTCTATATATTGACTATAACATCAAGATGTCTTGAAGTCAACCTAATAATCCAAAAATAATTAAGAAAAATGTAATTATCCATCCTGCTTTATTTGTTTTTCTTAATAAAGTTATAAACGGATTTTGTTTTTTTAAGGGGGGTTGGCTGTAGAGGAAATGATGCATCAAATCCTCCTCAGCTTCTTTTATTGTTATTTCGTCAGTTTGTTGCATACTAAACTCTTACCAGTTGGAGTGTCGATGGTTATAGCTGGCAACGTTGAATCGACTTCTCTACATTCGATTGATTGCCAAGTAAAACCATCTGCACGTTGAATCTCAACTGTGTCTAAGAATTCTCTATTATCAAATGACCATAACGCCATAAACATAAACATTCCTAATGCCATCGGTTTCTCCTAGTTAGTGGCGGACAGTCAGGGATTCGAACCCTGGGAAGGCGTTAACCTTCGTCGGTTTAGTAAACCGGTGCTTTCGACCACTCAGCCAACTGTCCTATTACATTATTAGTTATACTACTATTTTGAAAATAAGTCAAGTTGTTTAGTATAATTTTTCACTGTTTCTTCAGTCATTATACCTTCACACCAGTTTTCAGCGGCACTGACTACAAAATCTCTACTGTTATCAGGATAATCAATTCTACCAACAATTTCATCATCTTCAAAAAAACTACACTGTAAAAATTCATCATCAATTAAACTAATAATAGCTAATCGATTATCTTTTTCAAATCTATTATAGTGCATATTACTGAATGCCTGAAAAATGTTGTTCAATCATTTCCAAACGGTCGCTTGCCGCCGCCATTTTATCAAGCTCTGCAATAATAGCTTCAGTAACATCACTGTGCTCACCAATGCCTGCAGGCATTACTCTATAGACTTCGATGTTTGCTTTGTGTACTGCAATTTCACCTTCCGCTTGTTTGCGGGCCGCTTCAATTAATATATCTCCAACTTTCATCTTTTTTCCTACTCTTTGGCTAGCAGTTGTGCTAGCTACTGATATTTATTTTATTCGTGTTCGCCACCATTGCCTCTGCCATTACGACTTTGAAATGCTGTAAACACTGTAGGTTTACGTTTGGCTGTTTCAAATGTTGCTACTGTAACTGCAATAGCACCCAGTAATGCTATGTGTGCCATCATACTAATTACACCAGCCCACAGATTACTTACAATAAATCCAAATGCAATACACCACATCCAGGCTAGTATTTGCATAATTAAATGACGTGTTTGAATGTCTGGGATATTTTTAAGTGGATTTTGATCCATATCCATTACTACATTCCAACAATTATAAACCCATTCTCTCATTGAGAAAACTCCTTTTTCAAATGTTACTTTCTTAGGGTAATGTGCATCAGCAGTGTCGCGGTAGTCAGTAGCATCATAAACGTCTTTAAACATTTTTGATACTTTGTGCGTCTTGAAGTATGCAGTTACTCTATACATAATACTAATTCAATACCTTTCATATTTAATATTTTGGCGGTCCCTACAGGATTCGAACCTGTGACCTACTGCTTAGAAGGCAGTTGCTCTATCCAGCTGAGCTAAGGAACCTAATTCTTCTTATTTGTTTGGCTTCTAGATCCTGGCATGCAACTGTTTCAATCTAGTAACTTAGCCTACCCTTATCTGCCCAACGGGCGCCGGTGTAGGTACCAAGTATTCCTTTATGCTACTAATTCGTAAGGTGTATTCCATTTACCAACATTAATGTCGGTGTAATGCGAACGACTAAAGTAGTCAGTCATTGCATCATCATCGTTAAAGTATTTAGGGCCTTTCATAGCCGCTAGTAATTCATTTAGAAAATCTTTTGCCACTGGATTGTTGGCATAATGATCATCAATCCAATATTCGTTAACTTGAATATATTGGTCACCATGTGTATAGTTACCTGTAAAATCAATAGCACCAGATTTAATATTTACTGACAGTGTACTATGATTTCTAACTGCAATACTAGCTTTCATTTTGTACTTCTTAAGTACTGATTTAATTGCAGGAGCAAGATCTTTTTTCATTGCTTGGGAAACATATGCCATTTAGATTACCTCGTTTTGTTTAACTTACTCTTATAATATAACACCAAGATGTCATACTGTCAACCTTTTTTTATAGTTTTTCTAATCTTTTTTCGTGCCTGCCGCCTTCAAATTCTGTAGCAATAAATGTATCAACTATGTTGATTATCCAAGCTGGGTCAGTTACTCTAGCACCCAAGCACAATACATTAGCATTGTTATGTTGTCTTGTAAGCATTGCAGTATGTGTATCTTTACAAAGTCCTGCACGAATCTTTGGATTACGATTAGCTGTCATACTCATACCAATTCCTGTGCCACATACTAGGATGCCAAAACTAGCACCACCATCTGCTACCAGTTCACATACACCTTTTGCAAAGTCCGGGTAGTCGCAACTTTCTTCGCTATCGCAACCCCAATCTCTGACATTGTGCCCTTGTTCTGTTAACCATTCACTGATTGCTTGTTTTGTTTTGTAACCACCATGGTCACTTGCTATTGTTATAATCATCCCCAGTCCTTAAAATCACCTAGATCTTCATTATCGTCAAAGCCTTTTGTGTAGGCTTTTATTTCATCTGGTGTCATTAATGCTTCAGGTATCTGATCTGATTGCATAGTGTCGCCAGTATAGTAATGAGGTTTAAATCCTCTACGATAGTAGCTGTCTGCTCCACCTCGGTCATATGGGCCGCCATGCCTTGTATCATATTCCATATTAGGACCTTTCAAAAACTCGAACTACACCAAGGTCAATATCGTCAAAGACCTTTTGCATAGCTTGCATAATCCAAGCCTGATTATTTTTTTCGGCTTCCACATAAGCATTTTGCAATGCTTCTAGTTCTGCCATTGAGATAGCTTTTACCTCAGTTTTAAGATAAGTGTACGCCATTAAGCCGCCTCCATCCATCGGTTAAGTGTGTTAACATCTACGCTCAGCGAACCAGCAAGTTCAGCTATACGTTTTTCTTCTGCCGCTTGGTATGCCTTTTCTGCTTCACGTTCGGCATCCATTTCAGCACAGGCTTCATTAATTAGTTCTTCCAACTGTGCATCTGACATAGTTGAAAAATCAAAACTGCGAGCATAGCTTTTGCTATATGCGTCAGCAGTTGCATAGTATGCACTTTCTTCAAGTTCGGTGCGTTGGAACTCTACTAGTGTACCGCTAGGAACCCGTTCGCTCCAATAAGCAGTATCCTCAGGTTCAACCATCATGCCCATCCAGCAATCAGGTTGTTTGCTGAATTCAATAGCTTCAGCACGTTGAGCATTAATATAATTGATCAGTTCCTGTTGCATTATAGTCTCCTTAAGCCGCTTGTTTCATTTTCCAATCATAAACGATACTTGCACTCCAACCTGGATTATTATTGTCTAACACTACAGTTGGTGCAACTTCATGTCCGTTACGTGCCTCTACATACTGCTCAACAGTGAAGTTGTTAACAAGTTCTTTCATAAACTTAGCTTTAGTAATTGGCGTTCCGGAATACTTAAAACGTGCAATAAACAAATCAATTCCACGTCCAACGTTACTTGGGTGTACATTTTTACCTGCTTTATAAACTGGACGACCTTCATAATCGCCTGTATACATTAGGTATCCGCCGTGGAAATTAAACTTAGATTTATCAAACTGTGTCATGTAGTACCTCGTTTTGTTAACTTATACATACACTATAGCACCAAGATGTCTTGTTGTCAACCTTTTTCTGCATCTTTTTTTAAATTATTTGTGTTTTTTCATGTCCAACATGTATTTGTGGATCTACGTAAATGTCTATACCTAGTGCTTTGGCATCCAAACACCAAGCAACATCTTCACTGCACATTTCATATCCTTGTGGAACTTTTAGCTTTTTAGGTGCAAACCAAGGATATTCCATTTGCTCAAATACACCTTGCTTAACTAACACCCAACCAAAACCTATATAATCTGCTTTAAAACTAAACTTACGTTCTAGCATTTCATCTGTTTTTATAAACTGATAATGTCCATGTTCAGCGAAATATTCATCATCTAGCTTTTCTACAATAGGTGTATATCCATGTGGTTGATTATACCAACCACTAGCTACATCACATTGCATGCTTATTAGTTTTGAAAAATCACCTATTGTAAATGTTTGGTCACTGTCTATCCACATCATATAATCATATGGTACACCATTAAATGGCTTTTGAGTTGGGCCGTTTGTTACATCAGCACCAGCTACTTTACATCTAGCAAAATTTACCATACTGCTGTGTTGTTGACTAAGAACAGGTTGGATACCATTTTGTAAACACCAAGTCCATATGTTTGTAAAACATTTTAAAAATGTGCCACTATATGAATCNCCNGGTAGACAAAAAACTATTCTCATAAACTTACGTCCTCTAATCCAGCCGCTCTCAGCTTAACAATATTGTTTATTTGGAATTGTTTTGCATCTATTGCTTTTATTAATCCCATAAACTTATTCCTAATTAGTGCTACTTCATTAATAATATGTTGTTGGTCAATTACTTCACTTTCACTATCAGCATACTTTTCAGCATCTCTACTTGAAAGTGCTTTGTTATAGGATTCTAAGTATTTTCGATAATGTTTATTACGAATCTTACGCATCTCAATATTGAGATATTCAAGTATAGCTTCTAGTTCCTGCAATTGATTAAAACGATATTCAACTATACCGGGCATATCACGTGAATGTTTTTCCACATTGCCTTTGAGTCCACAATCTAATCTTGCTTCATCTAGTTGTTTCTCGAAGTGTCCAATTGCAGGAACTATATTAGCTATATCCTGACGTACTTTGCTATACCAGCTCATTTACCAATCATCATATTCATCTGAGTCCTCATCTAAGTTATCATATGCATCTTCATAATAACTGTCTTTGATTACTCTGTCAAGTGTTGAATCAAATCCAAACCATTCATCGCCTACTTCACTTAAATCGCAAATGTTTTCATTGATAACTGCTAGAAACTTTTCACATGCCAGTTCTCTATCTTTGGCATTGATGTAAGTTTTAATAGATAGCCACATATCTATGTAGGCGGCTACCTCCGTATCACTCATTTTCATTTATAGGTTCTTCCTCAAGAAAGATGTCGTTAACGTCATCCTGGATATTTAGTTCTTCTTCAACGACAGCATCAACAATCTCATCATTCCATTCTTTCATAACAAGATCCAATGCATTGTCTTTATTAGCATTCCAAGGCTTACGGAACATTTTAATTACTTCGCCTGTAGTTGGGCTAGTGTATTCTAAACTGTTGCCACTTTTCTTTAGCACTTCTTTTGCTTCTAAAAACTCAACTAATCCACTATACGGACTCATACCTGTCTCATAAGGAATTTCAACCTGTACACTTTCAAAAGGTTTAGCATAACGTGTTTTCATTA